CGTTACTACATCTCGTTTGAAGTATCTTTTAATCGCAATTAAACTAAAGGATAAATTGCAGCAGTATTGGGATGACGTCAAGAGGAAAGCCAGTTCGTACTCAGCTAGCGGCTTCAGTCGAAGAAGAGCGAGCTCGAGCCACTCTCGCGTTAGCCGAGACAGTAGAGGATCCTCGCAGGGTCAACATCAGAAGTCTGGGGAAAGATCCCGATGTGCAACCTCCATCACAGTTGGTAGAGCAGATACCGGACCTCTTTGGCCAAGGCCAAAAGCCGGAGCGCAAGAGCATACTTACGACTCATGCGCTCATCTACCTCTTAGGCCCCCGCGCCGAAAGCAGGGAATTAAGAGATCGAGTGATGGCGGCGCGCACGGGACAAGTAGCAGCCATGGTGGGGTACCTGTCGAGCAGGTGGGAAAGCGAGTTGAGGCCTAAGACGTGGGTTGATGCGTTAAGCCTTGAACAACAGTCAGAGTGGGCCGTTTTAAAACGGCAATATTCTAACCAAATTCAGGCGAGCATTGAGCGCGTGAATAAGGCCAAGGCCGCCTACCAGCGTGCTTTGGAAGAGGAACGGTTGTCTCAGGCAACTGAACGTGAGAAGCTTATTAGTAAGCTTAAGGAGTGGAACGTAGGAGTTTCTGAGGTTTTCAAAGAACCAAAGGCTCCTGAAGCTCAGCTACAGGCTGAACTGCGTGAATTAGGTTTTGGTGAAGGAGAGGCTGGAGAATTGTTTTTTCCAGGCTCCTTTAGCCAAGCCTAATCATGAAAGCTGGATACGAGGCCGAAGGTCCTGGACTAGAAAGTTACGGAGACAACGTAGGAGAGAGGAGTATCAGGAAGGTTGGCAAGCAGACCGTCTATTTGTGGAATCGAAGCATCGCAGCCGAGGATTGCATAAATCGGGGGTCGAGGAAGTTATTGATAGGCGTTGTCGTTTCTTAAAACGTATTCCGATGTCGGATGCGGAACGCAAGAAGTGGCAATACAATAACTATGGCGGTACAGACATATCAGATACGGATCATATTGATCTGGCTTTGAAATACTGTGATCCAATCAAAGAACGGATCATGGTACGATCAGCATATATGTCGGCACCGTCAATGGGTGTTTTATTACACCACCTCAAAAGATATGACCAACCGGACTTTTACTTCCTTGAACCTGCGTTGGACCTTATAGCAAGAAGCAGGACCTGGCTGCACCAGTCTGAGTATCACGGTATCAGACGTGTCTGGCGCAATATTCCTATTCCGTGGTTGAGTGAAGAGAGTGAGTCCTCGTACCCTGGCATCTATTTCCGACTGAATAAGTTTACAGACAAGGCAAGCAGC